CACCCTGCATCCAAGATCAACCAGCACGTAATGCTTGGCCCGCCGAGGCGGACAACCCTGCGTGAACTGATGGTGATCGGCGGAAGCACTTCAACTTCCCTCAGATCATCACGAGAGATAAATGGCTGATAACACTGTAACCCGCGTTGGTCAGATCAACGCGGCGGGCGATGTCGATGCGCTCTTCCTAAAGGTCTTCGCTGGCGAGGTGCTGGCGGCCTTCCACACCGCGAACCTCGCGCTCGGGCGCACCCAGGTCCGCTCGATCTCCAACGGCAAGTCCGCGCAGTTCCCGCGCACCGGCTTGGTCAACGCCCGCTACCACACCCCGGGCACCGAGATCACCGGCCAGGCCACCAACCAGGCCGAGGTGGTCATCACCATCGATGACCTCCTGATCGCGGACGTGTCCATCGCGAACATCGACGAGGCCAAGAGCCACTTCGACGTGCGCTCGACCTACTCCAACGAGATGGGTCTGGCGCTGGCGAAGGCGATGGACCTCCACATCCTCCAGACGGGCATCCTGGGCGCCCGCCAGTCGAACCCGGTCTCCGGCCTGCCCGGCGGCTCGGTGGTCACGCTCAACGCGGCGGCTGACGCCACGGACGGCGTGAAGCTCGCGGCTGCCATGTTCAAGGCTGCCGAGATCTTCGACAACAAGGGCATCCCCGAGGAGGGCCGGACCTTCTGGGTTCGCCCGGCGCAGTACTACGCGCTCGCCCAGAACACCACGACCATCAACCAGTTCTGGGGTGGCCGCGGTGCGTACTCGGACGGTACGGTCGTGAAGGTCGCCGGCCTGGAGCTGGTCAAGACCCCGAACCTGCCGTCCGCCGTGGTCGCGAACGGCACCGTCGCGGCCGGCACGGGCAACCGCTACGCGGGTGACTTCTCCAAGACCGTTGGCCTGGCGATGCACTCCTCGGGCGTGGGCACCGTGAAGCTCCTCGATCTGGGCATGGAGTCGGAATACTCCGTGCGCCGGCAGAGCACCCTGATGGTCGGCAAGTATGCTTGCGGCCACGGCGTGCTCCGGCCGGAGAGCCTCATCGAGATCGCTGTCCCGGCTGCCGCGTAAGCCAACCTATCCACCCCTGGAAACCTTGCTGGGAGGGCCTTCGGGCTCTCCCGGCTTTTTTCGTTGGAGACACGATGGACCTAGTCCCCACAACCGAGCTGATGGCGGTCAACGCCATGCTGCGGGCCATCGGCGAGAGCCCGCTCAATACGCTGGAGGCCCCTGACGCGGTTGATGCGGTCTTGGCCCAGCAGACCCTGGAGACCGTCAGCCGGCACGTTCAGGAGCGCGGCTGGTACTGGAACACCCTGGAGAACTACACGCTCCCGCGGTCCTTCCCCGAGGGCTACATCACGCTGCCGGCGAACTGCCTGAAGGTGGACACGGTGGGCGATGACGCCTGCAACTACCCGGTCACCCAGCGCGGTCAGCGCCTCTTCAACAAGCGCACCAACAGCTTCAAGTTCGACAAGGGCGTCACGGTGAACCTCGTGGAGTTCCTCTCCTTCGAGGAGCTGCCCCAGGCCGCCCGCACCTACATCACGATGGCCGCCTGCCGGAAGTTCCAAGAGGACCGGGTCGGCTCGGACACGCTGGCGAAGTTTCAGATCGACGACGAGAAGGCCGCCTGGGCCGCCATGCTCAGCGCCGAGGCCGAGCAGCGCGACGCGACCATCTTCGACAGCTACGACGTGGCTCGGGTGATGGACCGCTAACATGGCCCTCATCTCGACCTCGATCCCGAACCTCATCAACGGGGTGAGCCAGCAGCCCTACACCCTGCGGCTCGCCTCCCAGGCAGAGGAGCAGATCAACGGCCTCTCCTCGGTGGCCGAGGGTCTGAAGAAGCGGCCCCCGACCAAGCACGTCGCGAAGTTCTCGAACACGCCCACGAGTGGCGCCTTCAGCCACATCATCAACCGTGACGAGAAAGAGCGGTACGTCGTCACCGTGAAGGACGGCGCGCTCCGGGTGACCGACTTGGCCGGCAACGCCAAGACGGTGAAGACGCCCCAGGGCACGGACTACCTGAAATGCAACAACCCGGAGACAGATCTCCAAGCGGTCACCGTGGCCGACTACACCTTCATCCTGAACAAGACCGTGAAGGTGAAGTCGGACTCAAAGTCCAAGCTGGGCCAGGGGCGTTCCTACAAGGGCGTCATCTGGGTCAAGCAGGGCGCCTACTCGACCACCTACAAGATCACCGTGGACGGCGTCGAAAGCGTCTTCATCACTCCCTACTCGGGCGACAACGGCGCCAACCAGGCGGCTGCCCAGCTCCAGATCCAGACCTCGAATATCGCCCAGAACCTGGGTGGTAACCTCGTGAACACCCTGGGGCAGCGGGGTTTCTCGATCAACCTGTAC